CCTTGCTGATCGTCAGGGTTTCGAGTACGACGGCGAGCGGTACCGCACACTCTCGGCCATCGCCAGGAAGGTCACCGGAAGCCACATCAACGGGTTTCGGTTCTTTCGCCTTGGGAGCAAGCCGTGAGCGGTCGGCGGAACCGGGACAAGACGAACGGAACGCTGACGGTTCGTTGTGCGATCTACACCCGCAAGTCCAGCGAGGAGGGGCTCGACCAGGAGTTTAACTCCCTCGATGCCCAGCGTGAAAGCGCCGAGGCGTTCATCGCCAGCCAGAAGGCCGAGGGGTGGGAGTGTCTGCCCAATCGCTACGACGACGGCGGGTTCTCGGGTGGCAGCATGGAGCGGCCCGCGCTGGCCCGGCTGCTGCGTGACATCGACGCCGGCCGAATCGACTGCGTGGTCGTCTACAAGGTGGATCGCTTGAGCCGATCGCTCATGGACTTCTCGCGGATCATGGAGACCTTCGAGAAACGCGGCGTGTCGTTTGTCTCGGTCACGCAGCAGTTCAACACGACCCACTCCATGGGGCGGCTGACGCTCAATATCCTGCTCTCGTTCGCCCAGTTCGAGCGGGAGATCATCGGCGAGCGGATCCGCGACAAGATCGCTGCCCAGAAGCGCAAGGGCAAGTGGGCCGGCGGCGTGCCGGTGCTGGGGTACGACGTGGACCGCTCCGGGCCCAGCCCGCGGCTGGTCGTCAACGCCAGGGAGGCGGCCCGCGTCCGTCAGATCTTCCAGATGTATATCGAGAAGGGATCGCTGCTGCCGGTGGTGCACGAGCTCGGACGCAGAGGGTGGGCGAACAAGCGGCGGACGACCAAGGCCGGCAAGAAGGTCGGCGGGCGACCGTTTGATCGGGCCACGCTTTACACGCTGCTGACCAACCCGGTGCTTACCGGGAAGATCAGGCACAAGGACCAGCTCTACGAGGGCGAGCACGAGGCGATCATCGAGCCGGAGTTGTTCGACAAGGTGCAGGCCCAGCTGTCCTACAACGGCCGGACCGGCGGGATTGAGGTGCGCAACAAGTACGGGGCGCTGCTGCGCGGACTGATCCGCTGCAAGACCTGCGACAGCGCCATGACGCACACCTTCTGCGGCAAACGCAAGGGCAAGTTCTACCGGTACTACCGGTGCGTCCACGCGATCAAGAACGCCAGCGCGGTTGCCCGTCGGGGACGCTGCCGGCGCAGGAGGTTGAGCAACTGGTCGTCGACGAGGTCCGCGGGCTGGCTAGGGATCGGACGTTGCTCGAACAGGTGCTCGCGGAGGCACAGAAGACGATCGGCGAAGAACTGGCCGGGTTGACGAAAGAGCGCGACGAGCTCGGCCGGGAGATGACACGATGCCACCGGGATCTGCGTCGCCTGGCGACCGACGGCTCGACGAGCAGCGAGACGACCTCAAGGATCGCGAGCCTGCACGAGCGGATCGGAAGCCTCGAACAACGGCGGATCGAGCTGGACAGCAGGATCGAGGAACTTGAACAGGAAACGGTCAGCCGGGATGAGGCCGAGGCCGCGTTCGCCGACTTCGATACGCTGTGGGCGAGGCTGATCCCGCGGGAGCAGGCCCGACTGCTGAAGCTGCTGATCGACAGGATCGAGTACGACGGCGAGGCAGGAACAATCTCGGTGACCTTCCGGCCGACGAGCATCCGGGCGCTGATCGACCGTCAGCTGGAGGATGCGGCATGACCACCGTAACGAGACAGATCCACTTCGAGGTCAAGGCCAGGGGCAGGCATGCGGTGCGTGGGGTTTCGCCCGAGCCGACCGAACCGCGAGGCCGCGTGCCGCGGGTCTCGAAGCTCATGGCCCTAGCGATCCGCTTCGATGAGCTGCTGGATCGGGGTGTCGTCGCCAACCAGTCCGAGCTGGCCCGGCTCGCCCGGGTCACTCAGCCACGGATGACCCAGATCATGAATCTGCTGCACCTGGCACCGGACATTCAGGAAGAGATCCTGTACCTGCCGGAGGTGTTCGAGGGGCGGGATCCAGTGACGGAGCGGGATGTGCGGGCTATTGCTGCAGCAATACCATGGTCTGCCCAACGATCGATGTGGAAAACGCTGCGTGCATGACTGCCGGATCATGCAGACAGCGCGTTCGTCACACATTCTGCTCCTTACTGCTCCGCGACACCGACCGCCAGAACGGGAACACAAGAGGCTCACAGCCAGATTCGATCAGCTTTGCATTCTGTTGATCCTCAAGTGAGTACACCCGTTGGTTTCGGTTGCAGGCCGCCTCGACGATCTCCCATGTCTTGCCGCCTGGGGCAGCGTGTGGGACGAATACTGCTTCCGCGAAAGCGGCCACGAGTTGATTTCGTAGGATCGCGTTGGCCTTGGTTGTGCGGCGCACCCCTTTGTCGAAGGGCGAAAGCAGGAGAAGCCGTCCCTCATCAAGTGCCGATCGTGCGCGTTGTCCGATTTTCAGGCCATGGACTGATCTCGCAGCGCAGAGCACGACCGGCTGATCACCGCGTAGTAGAATGTCAAGGCACTCTCGCTCCATGGGAGAATGAAAGCCACCAATCACAACAACGCCATTTTCTCGCAGGGCGCGGATCGCGTCGAACGCCTTGATCACGATGCTGCCGGGGCACCGTATCGAGCAGATTAGCCCGAGCATCCGGGCATGGAGCGCCGCGAGGTCGCCTACTGCATGAAGGCATGTCAGAGACAATGCGCTCATGCCATCGCGCAGGTTCGCCGGGAGTTCATCCCGAGCCAACTTCACGGATTGCGGCGTCACAGTGAATCTCCAGATTCGGCTTGTTCATCCACAACACATAGGTTTCCGTTGCCTTCAAACTCATGGATAATCCACTGCCGAAGCGACACCTTTGCCTTCTTTTCGCGTTGCCTCACGCGCTCTTTCGTGACTCCGATCTCCCGTCCAATTTCTTCCAGCGTCTTGCACCGGCAACCCAGACCAAACCGACCTCGCACCACTCTCTGGTCAATTTCGTCCAAAGATTCAATTGCAGCGGATACCCAGAGTGACACCTCGGTCTGCATGATCTCCGCAAGGGGATGCCTCACAAGCCCGATTTCATAGACATCGTGTGTGTATTCCACCGCGCCGAGACACTCTGACCATCTTCGCCATGTCATCAGTCCAAGCGGAATCGTGGGCAACCTGTGCCGTGAGCGACGCAAGGCGCTGAGCCATCGCTGGCATTCATTCTTCATCGCGGCATACGCATAGGTAGAGAATGCGGTGCCCTGCGCCGGGTCAAACCGCTTTGCTGCCTGCAGGAGCGCGATCGAGGCTACCTGAGACAGGTCATCAAGATCGACACTGAGTTTCTCCGCCACGCCCTTGTATCGCTGTGCAAACCACATTGGCATTCGTCGATGGAAGGTCACGAATTCGTGGAACTCGCGTGTGCCTCCTTCACGCATGCGATGGGCAAGCTCCTGACTCTTCACTGCGTATCCCGGACGCCGGAAGAAGATGTCTTGATGCGGGTCCGTATCGAGTGCCTGCTGCACGCGCTGTGTGACATGAACAAGAGTCGTGGACTCCTCCTCCTCGATCGCGATGGCCAATTGCTCAATCTGTTCAATCAGTGACGAAGGAATCTGATTGGTGAAAACCGGATGATGCCGGTGCTTCCAACGACCATCCTGGCGATATGCCCAAGTCCATACTTGAACGCTCGATCGGTGATCCATGACGACAAGCAGGTGTTCGTGGGCGAGTCGGCTGACCCTAGACTGAATCTGACGGATGTACCGTCTCGTCTGAGCACGCGCCCGGTCGGTCACATGCAGGAGAACGAGGAAGCCTCGCTTCTGAGCCACGCGTTCCAACTCGATCGTGTTCCCGTCAATCTCGATCGTTTCCGTGCCGCGGGCATGATCCCAGCCGAGATGCTCGATGAAGAGTTCTCTCAGTGATCCGGCACGGAGATGTTCGTCAATCACGGTGGTCATCTGTTCACATCACGCTTTTTCCTTGAGCATCTTTCGGCCGGCATCGGTGATTTCCCAGACTCCGTGAGGGGAGTCGTCTTTCAGCAGCCCCTCATTGACCATGCTGTTGCGGGCCCACTGGGCGGCGTTGCGCCAGCGCGGGTTGTCCGGGTTGCTCGCCAGGGGCTGGTAGTCCACATCCTTGAGCACCGGCTTCATGATTTTGCTGACCCGCTCAAGAACCTCGGCCACTTTGCCGCCTCCGCCCATCTGGTCGAGTACCAGAAGAATCGGCTGGTAATAGGCCGACTCTGGTGTCCGCATCCCTTTGCGCAGCTTGCCGAGGTTGTGCCGCTTGGAACGGGTCTCATCATCTTCATCGCGTTCCGCAGCAGCGGTCATCTGTTCCCATTCCTTACGCAGGGTGGCAATACGGTCGCGGAATGCCGTCAGTGTGCCTGACCGCTCCAGGGCTTCCTTGGCCTTGTCATAGGCCCGGTCTTCAAAGGCCTTGGCACCCACACCATTGACGAAGTCGATCTCGGTCTAGACCTCTTCAAGCAGTATCTCGAAGACTGAAGACACGTTCGTTGGGTTGTTTTCGATCATGTGTCGTCCCCTTCGATGTCGTTATCGCTGAAATCTGTACGCACGACCTGTGTGTATAGCAGCTCTATATCGTCCCATACATCCTCGAACCCAAACAAGCGCGCAAGGATGGAATCGCTCTTATCTGTGACATGGCGGCAGCGGGCAAGGTTGTAGTTGCCAACACGCTTGCCCGCATTGAGCTTGAACGACACCGCGTTCCTCATCGTGGCATCGAGTTCGTTGGCAAATGTCTCTAGGCGGTAGGACTCCGCTTGCATCAGTGAGGTTATATCGACTGGAAGATCGCCATACATCCAATGTGCAACATGGAAGTCATCGCCGACCGCTATCCAAAAGGCAAATTGAAGCTTGCTGTTTAATATTAACAATAGGGCATCTCTAACATCAGAAGAAGGTATTGCAATCTTATCATATTGGGTATGGGCTATTGGCCTGCCGTTCTCGTCATAACATGGCGGCAGCTCGCGGCAGAAGTTGAGCCAGTTATATGCGGTTTTCTTAAAATATAAGGTGTGTTGAGTTGGGCGATTTGACAGCGCATGTTCAAGTGTGTTGCCTCGACAAGATGCGTCTTCAAAGGCAGAAATGAGTGAGGCCGTGTTGAGCTTGGGGACACGGCCCAACCATTTGGCTGGATCGAACGGAGCATAAGATAATGCTGGGAGAAGGTGGGGCCGCTCGACATCAAACCAACGATGCAGGCGTGTCGTGTACTGCTGGCCATCGCCTTGCTTTGATCCAATATGGATCGTATTCCGCACACGAACATCGTGTGCGAATAATGCGGCCGGGATACGACCATAGGAGGAAAACCAATTCGTGCGATATGTTGAAAAGAGTAGTGTGCGAAGCGCTGAAAATTCACGGCTGAATGTTAGGCTCAGCGGGACGATCATGCCTGTATAAGCGTGATCGTGGGCGAGTTGAGATGCACGCTCGAGACACCATGCGTATATGTCAGAGCACCGTGATGAGGCAAATTCGCGAAGCGTGTATTCCTTGCGCACCTTCGAGGCACTGATATAAGGTGGGTTGCCGATGATGACATCAAAGCCACCATTGCTCATGATACCATAAAACTCGACGAACCAGTGGAAGGGTTCGTGACTCTCCTTCCATTTGGTGAAGGCCTTTTCGTAGGTCGTTTTGGATCGATACTTGTTCTCTGAGATGCCGTACTCACCAGCCAGATAGCGGTCGAGCTCTGCATCGAGCTTGTCCAGGCGTCTGCGTAGTTCCAGTTTGTCCTCGGCTGTCACTTTTCCGCCGAAGTTGGTTTGTTGGTCCCGGAAATGGCGGTAGGCCCGATTGACGAGTTCGGCATCTTCCTCGATTCGACGAATGACCTTGTCGCCGAAGCCGAGGACGCCCTCATGGCTCTTGCGCACTTGATCGAGCGTCGTGTACCCGACAAGTGTGTTGCCGGCACGGATGTTGAAATCGACATCCGGCAGCGGTTCGATCTGTTCGACGGTCTCGACCTGGGAGACGAGCTTGAGGAAGAGGCGGAGCTTGCAGATCTCGACGGCCTCCTCCATGATGTCCACACCGAAGATGTTGTTGATGATGATGGACTTGAGGATGAAATATCGGTCGCTTGGGTGCTTGTCGATCTGGGCCAGGACCTTCTTGAAATCGCTGAACTGTCTGGGGTGGTGCTTGCCGGGGGTGGCGGCAAGATCCTCGACGAAGCGCTCCATCCGTTCAAGGCAGTCGCTGTAGAGCGTTTCGAGGATGCGCAGGGCGGCGAAGAGGAACGCGCCCGAGCCGCAGGTCGGGTCGAGCACGGTGACCTTCTGAATGGCGTGCCAGAAGGCGCGGAGGAGCTCGGGGCCTTCTGCGTTGATGATGGCATCTCGGGCGAACTGCCAGATGTCGAGGTTCAGTGTGATCAGGTCATTGATCTGGTGGACCTCGCCTTTACGGAGCTTCTCACGGATGTCGAGGCAACGCTGGCGGCGATGGACATGCTCACGCCAGGTCTCTGTGGGCAGTGCGAAGGGAGCATCTGCCCGCCGGTTCCAGCCGTCGCGTTTGGAGACATCCTTGACGCCAGCCTCGATCTCCTTTGGAAGCGGGATGATGTTGCCATTGTCGTCGATGACGCCGCGACGGACTGCTTCGTAGATGTATCGATCAGGGTCATCGCGAAGCAGACGCCAGAGGGCGCTATCCGGTTTGAAGGCGATGGCGCACTTCTTCTCGGCGGCATCGAAGAGGAATGGGATGATTGTGTTCTTCGAGATGTACTCGGTGATATCTTCCTTGGTGTAGTAGGCCCCCATCTGCTTCTGATTGATGTACTTCTCGAAGATATAGCCAACGACATCGGGATTGATCTCGTTGTCGGCGCGCAGGGGGCGTTCATCGAGGTGCCAACGATACTTATCGAAGAAGTCGAAGAGCTTCTCGAATGCATTGTCGGGGATGTCGATATCCGGATTGTGTTCTTCAAGCTCGTGCACCTCGAAGAAGCCGCCGTTGAGAAACGGGACTTTACCGAGGAGCTTCTCCATTGTGGCGTCGAGTGTACGTTCATCTGGCGCCTTGCCCAATCCATCGTGGAACAGGCGTAAAAGGAAGTAGCGGTAGAACGACTGGAACCTGTCCCTGCCCTTGACCTGTTGGACCATTGCCAGACGGTTGCGCAGGTAGTCGGTATCGCCGTCGAGGAAGCCCTTCTTCTGGATGAAGTAGACGAACATGAGCCGATTGAGCATCAGCGATGTGTACCATTGGAGATCGGCGGTGGATTTGATGCCCTTGACGAGTTTGAGGAACGCGTCGTGCTCGGCCTTGAAGCGGTCGTAGAACTTCTTGGTGACCTTGTCCACATCGAAGGCAGCGCGGGCGCGGCCGGCAACATCAACGACGGTGATATTTTCCTCTTCATCGAGGCTGACGGCGATCTGATCGAGGCGCTGGATCAATGGGTCGCCGGATTGGGAGGCGTCGAAACGGTGATCGCGGCTGGCCAGCGGTTTGCCGGGCTCGCGACGCACCCACTGCCAGACCTGCAGCCCGGCTGTTTCGTCGGTATAGATGATGAAGTGCTCGCGAACGGACTTGGTGACCTGGTGATCGATCTTGAGGCGTGTGGGCCGGTCGGGAATCGACGAGCAGATAAATGCGACGAAGCCGCGTTTCTGGGCGACGGCGGTCAGATGAATGATGTTGTCGTCAACAGGAATGTCGAGTTGAGCCTGGTGGTTGTCCCAACCTAAGTGCTCGCGGAACAGCGTCTTGAAGTCAAACGACTTCAGACACTTCCGAACTTCGGCGGCGTTGATCTTCATTGGCGATGTTCCATTAACTCGGCTGCCGCAAGCCCAGTGAGCAAATGACCTGGGGTTCGGTTGCTTCAATCTCATCCGCCACGCGGCAGAGCCGAGCGTCCTGGCGCAAGGATGTGACAAGTTCGGCCAGACCCTGGTCACTGATCCCGCTCTTCAGTTGCCGATTCAGGGTATCAGTAGCGGAACGCAAGAGTGGATACTTGTAGATGTCCTCGATCGCTCGACGCAGCTCATCAGTGTCGAAGAGCGTGCCCTTGACCTCCTGGGCATAGGCTTTGAGCCGTTCGTAGGTGCGGAATCTCGCACCAGATGGCCGTCCGAGCTGCCCGCCGACAGATTTCTCTTTCTCGACGATCAGTTGCACGCCCTTGGCGACAATCTCGTGATGCTGCTCATGCCGAGCAAGCGCCGGCGTATCAGGCGTGCACTCCGCCGCCTTCAAGATTGTGAACTGAGATTCGGTGACGCTGTTGCCTTCGTGATCAATCCACGCCAAGGCATCGGAACCCTCGGCAGTTCTCAGGTATACAAGGGCACCCTCGGGTTGGTCCATGGTTGGTCGGTGGGGTTTGGTCGAGTACACAACATCAGGCATGGCGGGGATGATCTTCTCGAGTTCGGGCTCGCGGTCGATGGCGTTCTTCCATATCTGGTAAGCGTATGACGCGAGGTCAACCTCGGTGTCTTCCTCTCCGTCCAGAATGCCTGCCTTCTCGGTGAAGAGATCTCGCACGACCTGATCGTCATCCTGATCCTCGAAGAACGCCTCGTCTGCGCCGACAACCTCGGCGTTTTCACGCAAACGCTGGCGCACACGAGTGCGGAGGCGGATGATCCGTTCGACGCCCTCGGCGGGCAGGAAGGAGTAGCACACGATCGTGTCAGATTGCTGGCCGATGCGATCGACACGGCCGGCACGCTGGATCAGCCGAATGATCGCCCACGGCAAGTCGTAGTTCACGACAATTGAGCAGTCCTGAAGATTCTGTCCTTCGCTGAGCACGTCGGTGGCCAGGACAACACGGAGTTCCGCGGCTGGATCGACCTGGTTCCGCTTCTCGTTGCTGACAGGGCTGAAGCGGTGGGCGATGGCCGTCGGGTTCTCGGTGGCACCTGTCACGCTGGCAAGAGCGGTAACACCTCGCGCTTTCAGTTGTTGGTCGAGATAATCAATGGTGTCAGCGAACTGCGAGAAGACGAGCACCTTGTCCGTGGGATGTCGGTCCCTCACAAGCTCCAAGAGGGCTTGCAGTTTTGCATCACGGTTCGCATCCCAGGCGCCGGCGTCTTTGAGCACAGCGATGAGGGCATCTGCATCTTTCTTCAGGTCTTCAGCGAGAGACTCGTCGAACAGCTCAGGTCGTAACCACTTGAAGCGGCGTCGGAAATGTGACCAATACGCGGCGTATACCTCCGATGCGCGATCTCGCAGTTCTGCCTCGGTCAGGGCCTCGCGAATGCTCATGCTCGGATCGCCAGTCGAATCGTCGTTGTCGTCGTCTGTCGCGGGATCCCACAACTCACTGTCCTGGTCATTGGCCCAGGTGTCGAGCAGACCGATGTCCTGCGTACCGATGGGCAGCGGTAGACCATTCTCTATCGCGTGCAGGACGATGAAGTTTCTGAGAATGTGTCGCTCGATGGAGAGGATGAAGGAGTAACCACTGCTCTCGAGTCGTTTGAAGAGATTCGTCCGGCAGAACCCCTTGAGACGTGTGCCCGCACGCGATAGGTCGGCCAGCACCCTCGCCTCATCTGGCGTCGGCGGTTCGTGCGGCGAAGGCTTTTGGTAGTTGCCAAGGCCGTATCGCGGCAACGTGAGATCGTTGACTGCATGGACCACATCGTCCGCGAAAAGACGGGCGTACGGATCGTTCGGATCTTTCTCGCTGATCCTGAACTTCACCGTCTTGGGCACTCGAGTTGGAAAGTATGAGCGTGTACCGTCGTCGAATACGAGGTAATTGCGATTACGGTCGGAATCGAACTTAGCGTAGTTATCTTGGATGAAGCTTCTGGTGCGTCGGACCAGATACAGCCGCATCAGATCACGCCAGTCATCCGCTTCTTCGCTCTTCTCGAAAGCCGCCAGCGACCGCACCGGGCATTGATGCCGACGTATGAACTCTGTTTCGCCAAGCTCCCGAAGTAACTTCTCGGGGCGGATGCCGATGTCCTGGTGTTCGTCGATGAACAGCCGGAGCTGATTGGACAGATCGAGGTACGTCTTGTTGTACGGCGTGGCCGAAAGGAGAATCACGCGGCTATCGTTCGAAGCGATATACTCGGCAATGGCACGATACCGCTTGCCATTTCGATTCCGGAGATTATGGCTCTCGTCGATGAGCACCAAACGAAATCGACGCAGGTCGCCCAGCTCATTCTGCACTCGAGTGATTGAAAGGACTTTGGCGCGCAAGCGATACTGCTGCCGATAGTCCTCCCACATCGCCACGAGGTTCTTCGGGCAGATGATCAATGTCTCCAGGCCGTGATCGTCTTCGAAGATACGGGCGAGCGCCGTCGCCATGAGTGTTTTACCGAGGCCAACGACGTCACCGATCACCACCCCGCCGCGTTTGTTGAGGTGATGAGCAGCGATCTTCACGGCCGCCTTCTGAAACTCGAAGAGCTTGTTACCGAAGTCGCTGGGGATGCGGAACTCGGTCAATCCCGCCCGAGCCTCTTGGGATAGGTGGTACGCCGTCTTGATGTAGATGTGGTACGGAGGGATTGGCTCAGGCCGTGCCCAGCTGTTGTTGATGATGTCGACGAGTTCTTGAGAGATGTCGATGCAGAACCGGTCGTTCCATCTATCTTCGAACCACCTCGCCAGTTTGTCGCAGGCATCATGGTCGAGGACATCGACGTTGAGCTCGCCTTGCTTCGCCAATCCCGCGAGAGTGAGATTGCTGCTGCCAAGATAGCCAACGGTGGGGTTGACGGGGTCAGGTCTGAACAGCAGGTACAACTTCGCGTGAAGCGGATGCCGTAAATACAGCTTGACAACCACCTTTTCTGCTGTGATCTGCGCTGCTAGCCGTCTCAGCCCGGCCTCATCCGCATTTGTGGGAATGCCGAACATCAACTGGTCACGAAACTCTTGGGCGAGAGTCCGCTTTAGATTGATAGCTGTAGCCTGATCGATGTCATCGCCTTCTCTGACGACGCTCATCGCGGCGCGCAATTGATCCTGAGGCATCTGCTGCATGCCGACCAGAAGCCTGCAGCAGTTCCCATCGCCGCCCGCCCATTTCTCCATGAGTGTGTCAATCTGCCGCCACCCACGGAGGTTGAAATACCCCACGCAGAAGTCGGCTCGGTCAGCGACATCCAGCGAGTCTCGCAAGGCCGAGAGAAGATCCGACTCGATGTTGTCAAAGATCCGAGGCATCTGGGCTCCTGTACTGTTGCGCTTTGTAGCCTCCCACCGGCATTTGACCACGCATCACATCTTGGTATAGTAAACGGTGAACATGCTCCGGTCAATCGAGGGCCACGATGCCTGATCCCCGCCAGACATTCGGGAACCTGGTGCGTGCGACGCGTGTCGCCAGAGGATACAGCCTGCGCAAGTTCGCCGGGCTGGTCGGGGTCAGTCCGACCTACCTCTCGCAGGTCGAGCAGGGCAAGGTGGAGCGACCGCCCACGGCTGAACGGGTGCAGAAGATGGCGGAACTCCTCGGCCAGAACCCGGACCAGTGGATCGCGCTGGCCGGTCGGATGTCCGAACACATAGAAAAAGATGTCGCTGAAATCATCCGCAAGGACCCGGAGGCGATGCCTGCACTGCTTCGGGCGGCCAAGGGGATGACGGCTGAGGAGCTCCGCAAACTGACCGAGCAGCTCAAGAAGAAGGCCGAACGGTCCGGGGAGGGGGATGCGTCGTGAAGCGGGTCGTTGCGGTCAGCAAGTACAAGGTGCCCTACCTGCCGGAGAAAGTGATCGAAGAGCACGCCGAGATGCTCCTCGGCGAATGGGCGAAAGATCACCCAGCTGTGGCCGAGCCGCCGGTGCCGATCGAGGACATCCTCGAACTTGGCCTCGGGCTCGACTTCGAGATCGCCGACCTGCAGTCAGATCTGGGACACCCGGATATCCTCGGTGGCATCTGGTTCGGAGCACGGCTGATCAAGGTCGACCAGTCGCTCGACCCGACCGACATCCCGAGGATTCTCGGCCGATACCGGTTCACGCTGGCTCACGAGGTGGGCCACTGGCGGCTGCACCGCAAGCACCTGATGGATGATCCAACGGCTGCGCCACTGTTTGAGGAGAAGGACACGCCCGCGTTCGTCTGCCGGTCCAGCAGCAAGCCGCCGGAGGAATGGCAGGCGGACCAGTTCGCGGCGTGCGTGCTGATGCCCCGACGGCTGGTTTTCGAGGCATGGGAACGGTGGCAGGGGAAGCCCGACGAGGTTTCACTCAACGAACTGGGCATCGACGAGAACGACGAGATCGCGATTAATTCGTTCTGTCGGCCGTTTGCCGATCTATTCGAGGTATCGGCCCAGGCGATGCGGATCCGGCTCCAGGGAATGGGGCTGCTCGTCAAGGAGAAGGAGTCACGATTGTTCTGATCGAGGTGCAGTGTCGCGCCTCTTTTATTTCTTTCCAATGTTTACTGTTCATCGGACAGTACAAGAGCAAGGAGCCGCATCCATGGCCAAACCCTTCGACCCCAGAAAGATCCTCAAGCAGATCAGCAACTCGCAGCTCCGGGCGTTCTTCGACGAGCGGGAGCAGCTCGGCGACGTCCCGTGGGACGAGCTGACGGAACACAAGATCGAACCGATCTTCGAGGCGTGGCAGGCGCTTCCCGAAGACCAGCGGCTCGAAGTGCAGGTGATCTTGCGCGACATGAACGAGCTGGCTGACCACCGCGGCCTGGCCGTGCTCGCCGAGGAAGTCCGGCTGAGGTGTCCAGATCGGGCCGATGAGTTCGAGCAGCAGGCGAGCAAGGCGGACAAGGCGATGTGGGTCTACCTGCATCTGCGTGAAGCATTCGACGAGGCGGCCCTGTTCGCACGTGCCGACGCGCTGGCGGCGGGCCGGCACTGGAAGCGGCGGAACACCCTGCCCAAGGTCGCACTGGCCGTTGACGAGACCATGCTGGATGGGTTGGCCGATGCGTTGACCTCGTTCTACGGGCCGGTGCAGATGCGGGGGCGCTGCTGCAAGGTTGTCCACTACCGTCGCCGTGGCGGGTCCGACTACTTCTTTGCCTACCTCGACGATTATCCCGACAAGCACCTGGTCTTTGACAATGAGTCCGACCAGCCGTCCGTTCGGGCCGATCGGTATGCCTTCGAGAATGTCTTCGTCTTCAACGCCCACGACGGGTCGATGGAGGTGTATGCCCAAGGGGGTAAGAAGGTTTGGGAGCCGCTGCAAGTGGCGTTCTGCAAGGCGGTGGTTGGCGTCGATATCGAGCCCGCCGATCCGCTTCGGCCGACCTACCGGATCGATCACCTGCTGACGCCGAACTTCCCGCTGCCAACGAACCCGATGGACGGGGTCGAGGAAGCGAGGATCAAGCGGATGCGATTGGGAACGCCGGGGCGGCGCGATCCGATCGAGCTCAGTGTTGATCCGAGAGATGGTCGCAACGAGATCTACCGCAGGATCGGGCTGCTCCGCCGGGTCGGTCTGGTCACGGACGCCACGAAGGTGCTGTCCGTGACCTTCGAGTTGAGGTTTGTTCACGAGGGCAAGGGGCGTCGGCCTACGCTGACCTTCACCGTGACGGCCCCGAACTCCTGCGATCTCAAGAGCAAGCCCGACGAGAAGCGTGTGGTCGGCGAGCGGTGCTTGAGGATGTGGGATGTCGTCGATGACGAGTGACGATGTGCTCGGTGTATTGCTCGCCCTGCTTGATGGCCCGGACCCGGTGCTCGATGCGGTGGACATGGCCGACTGGCCTGTCGGTGCATTCGAGGCTTTTAAGCGCATGGGCCTGCTCCGGCTTACCCAGAGCGGTTTGATGGCGACCTGTCCGAACTGTCCCGATCGTCATCTGGAGCCCGTCGCGATCCAAGTTGGGGAAGATGGAACGAAGCGATTGTTCATCCATTGTCCTGAGGATCTGCGGGTCGAGGTTTCGCCGGAGATGTGCCGGGGTTGGGCGGTTGATCCTGCGGGGTTTTCCGGTGCGATCGCCAAGACGATCAACCCGCGCGGGTCTGCCTCGGCCATCGTGCCGGATCGGCTCTGGCGGGTCGGGCACATCAGGGTGGGGGGCGTCAAGCGTCAATGTGTCCTGGCCAGGCGAATGATCGAGCCGGACGCGGCGTCGATCGCCAACCACATCGGGCCGGGCGGGCGGCGGATCGTGTTCGTGCCCTACCACGCGCCGGATGAACGGGTCTGGCCCGGACATCATGTCCCCGCAGTGATCCAGCTGGCCGAGGTGGCGTCCGTTGAGAACGGTGCATTGCGACTCGATCACGAGTCGATCATGGCGGCCATCGTGGAAGCCGACGAGGTGGCCGAGTCACGCAGTGTGCTGCCCGTCGATCCGCAGGTGAAGAAGCAGGTCGTGCGGCAGCAGGTCAAGGAGGAGATCAAGGGACAGCTCGAAGATGATGTGCTCGTGGCGGCGTACAAGCAGGAGGGATCCTACCGCAAGGCCGCCGAGTGGCTGACCAATGAGCTTGGTCGTTCCATCACCAAGGACAAGGTTGCCCGGGCTGTGAAACGCGCCGGCGGGTGTGAGGCCGTGATGAAGACAGGTGACTCTGCTTCTGTCGCCAGAACTGTCGCGTCGCAGTCCCGCGACAGGCGAAAGAAAATATCGCAGTACCGTTAGTCCTTGAGACACAGGAATTTGCGTTGAACCGAGACGGGTGTGAAGCCCGTTTTTTCATGCGCCAAGTGCGACACCACTGCCTGCGTCCGAGGCCGGTTTGCTCGAAGCCGATCGGTCGGGACGCACCTGTGATCCTCCGCGACACGTTGTCGCGGTACAGCTATTTCGTGTGACACCCGGCTGGCAGCGAGCCAGACCTCCGGCCTCGGAGGTTTTTCATGGCCAACAGCCAGACAATCGTTTCTCACCCGTTCACCGACACCTTCATCCGCATCAAGGCCCGCCAGTTGTGCCGCCGGACCGATTATTCCAGATCGGACTTCGACGACCTTCAGCAGGGCATGCGCCTGTACCTGCTCGAAAAAGCGCACCTGTACGACCCAAGCCGGGGGACCATCGAGGCCTTCGTCACCAACGCGGTCAACACCTGGGTGGGGATGGATCTTCGCCGCCGCGGCCGGCTCAAGCGGAGCAACGGCTCGCCGACCATCTCGCTCGAGGGCACGATGGTCGAGTGCGAGGGCGACACGGTCGAACTCGGCTCGGTCCTCGGCGAAGACGACCTGCTCAGGCGGACCGGCGGAGGCGGCATCTCGGAGATCGACAAAATCGACATGCGGGACGCCGTCGCCCACGCGATGACCACGCTCACCGATGACGAGCGGGACCTGCTGCGTCATGTCGTCGATCACGGCGTGGCCAGCGCGGCCAGGCAGCGGGGGGTTTCACGCCGGCAGCTCGAGAACGCACTGGCACGGATGCGCGGGCGTTTCGAAGACGCGGGATTCGGCGAAGGGTAGTGCGCACCGGCTTCCGCCGCGGCATAGGGAACCAGAGGGTGAAGGCGTGAAACCGCCGGATCCCTTCTGGCCCTTTGCCGGGGCATGCAGCCCTTGCACTTATCCACGCGAGCACGAAACATGGACCTGACGATCGATCTCAGCATCCTTGAAGCCGAAGCCGCAGAGGAATACCACGCCAAGGCGGACCGGTTTCTTTCGAGTCACCAACTCATCGACTTTATGAAGTGCCCGTGGCTGCACCGCAAGAAGACGCTCGGGCTCATTGCCGACAAGGACTCACCGGCCTACTTGCTCGGTCGAGCGGCGCATGTGCGGATTCTCGAAGGCCGGGATGTCTACGAGACGGCCTTTGCCGTTGGCGGACCGATCAATCCCAGGACCAACAAACCCTTCGGCTCGAGCACCAAAGCGTTTGCCGAGTGGGCTGCGGCTCAGGGGAGGCCAGTGCTCTCTGACGACCAAGCGGCACTCATCGAGCAGATGGCCTCGGGTGTCGCGATGAACAGCGAGGCTGTAGATCTGCTGCTCTACGGCCGGGCCGAGGGGGTGGTGCGAACCGAGTACTGTGGCGTGCCCTGCCAGATCCGCATCGACTGGACGCATCCGCATCGCGGCATCGTGGATCTCAAGACCTGCGACGACCTGTCCTGGTTCGAGGCCGACGCACGCCGGTACGGCTACCACCGACAGATGGCGTTCTACCGGGCGGTTCTGGCCCAGGCAATGGGTGACGATCTCGTGCCCGTGCACATCGTGGCTATCGAGAAAAAGGAGCCGTTCCGCTGCGGCGTGTGGCGGCTCAGCGATGACACGCTGGCGATTGCCCAGCGCGAAAACGAGGCGGCGATCCGTCGGCTCATCGACTGCCGCCGCCGTGACCATTGGCCGACCGGGTACGAGGAGGTCCGCGTGCTCGATGTGGCCTGAATACCCCGCGCCCGAGCGGCTTGTGGCGGGTCCGGAATTGTGCGACGGCCACCCCTCGGGCGCACCGGCAGGGCCGGGCAGCCGGGTCGTGTTTCACGACACGTCCCGGCCGGTGGGTTCGACTCCCACGCCTGCCATTGAAGACAACACAACCACGCAAAGGAACACCCATGTCATTGATCGAACGGATTCATCGAGGCCCCCGGCACAGCCCACCGAGGCTCCTGATCTACGGCACGGAGGGCATCGGCAAGAGCACCACGGCGGCGCAGGCTCCCAGGCCCATCTTCATCCCCACCGAAGACGGGCTGGACCAGATCGACTGCGACAGCTTCCCGCTGGCCGAGCGGTTGGCGGATGTGACCAACGCCATCGCGGCGCTCTTGCGGGAAGAGCACGACTACCAGACGGTCGTCATCGACTCGTGCGACTGGCTGGAACGGCTGATCTGGGATGCGCTGTGCGAGAAGTACGGCGCATCGAGCATCGAGAAGGTCGACGGCGGGTACGCCCGCGGCTACACGCACGCCCTGACGCAGTGGCGGCAGGTGCTCGGAGGCCTGAGCGAGCTGCGGGCACGGCGAGGCATGTGCGTGATCCTGCTGGCGCACGCGAAGATTGAGAAGTTCGAGGACCCCGAGCACGCCGCCTACGACCGCTACTCGCCGCGCCTGCACAAGCACGCTAACGCGCTGATCACCGAGTGGGTGGACGCGGTG